TATGATCCTGATGTTATCTATAATCGCATTGAGTACCTGGCATCAGGTCTCGACTGTAGAATCATTTTCTTGGATCACCTCTCCATCCTCCTTTCTGGGCTTGACGGAGACGAACGGCGGATGATCGACACAACCATGACCAAATTACGGTCATTGGTCGAACGCACAGGTATTGTATTGTTCCTTGTGTCTCACCTCAAACGTACATCATCGGATCAAAATCATGAAGAAGGTGCACGAGTTACGCTCGGACAATTGCGCGGATCTGCTGCAATCGCTCAACTCAGCGACGCGGTCATTGGATTGGAACGAAATCAACAATCCAACCAAGCTCGAAGTGCTACGACAGTTAGAGTTCTTAAGAATCGCTATTCGGGCGAGACTGGAGTAGCCTGTATGTTAGACTATGACCTTAACACCTGTAAATTCCATGAAACTCAAGCAGAACCAGAGTTCGATGCAACCACAGACTTCTGAACTCAAGCGTCCTAACCCGCCCACTACCCAAGCCATTGAACGTGCCCAATTCAAGGACAAGACGTTTCGATGGAACGGGAAGTGAGTTTAGTCTTTGACATAGAAACAGACGGACTGTTAAAAGATGTTACTACCATCCACTGCCTGGCTATCCATGATCTCACGACGGACCAAACCTTATCGTATAACGACGAAGGTAATCAAGAACCGATTAGTAGGGGCATACAGAGACTTGCGGATGCTGATCAAATCATTGGTCACAACATCATAGGGTATGACATACCTGTTATCTGCAAGCTCTACCCTTGGTTCCAAAAACCGTACGTGATTGACACTCTGCTACTCAGCAGGCTGTATCATCCAGACATGGTTAACTTAGATAAAAAGCATAACTGGGATGGTATGCCTCTAAAGTTGTACGGCAAGCACTCGCTTGAAGCATACGGTCACAGGCTTAAAGAACACAAAGGAAACTACGGAAGCAATTCTGACTGGAAAACATGGTCACAAGAAATGGAGGACTACTGTATTCAAGACGTGAAGGTCACAACAAAATTATGGCACCACTTCCTCCCATACCTGAGTGGGTCGCGCTAGAACACAGGGTACAAGAAATCCTCACACAACAAGAAATTCATGGATGGGCTTTTGATGAGAACGCTGCATGGGAACTTGCATTTACTCTCAGACAAGAACTTAGAGAAACTGAAGAGCTACTACGAAACCGGCACCCTTTCGTCCGAGGATCGGAATTCACTCCTAAACGAGATAACCGCACGCAAGGATATGTCAAGGGTGCATCCTTTACTCGACTGAAAGAACTCAACACATCCTCTCGCGATCATATATCATGGATCTTGCAACAATTCTATGGCTGGACTCCAAAGCAGAAGACGACTACTGGGAAACCTGTTATCGACGAGGTGATCCTGAAGGAGATTGGGACGGAAGTAGCGACGATGTTCCTCCGGATTTTGACGATAACGAAGATGCTTGGAATGATTTCAGAAGGCGCAAACGCCTGGCTGAAGTTGAGTACGACTGCTAAGCGTATCCATCATCATTGTTCCGTCGCAACTAACACGCACAGATGTGCCCACCGTAACCCCAACCTTGGGCAGACCCCCGCTGATGAACGATTTAGAAAGCTCTTTATCCCGAGTCCGGGGTTACATATGGTCGGGGCTGATTTGTCTGGCATTGAACTTCGTATGCTTGCCCATTATTTGGCTAGGTATGATGAAGGACGTTATGCCGACATCCTCCTCAACGGAGACATCCACCAGGTCAACGCTGACCGAATAGGTATCAGCCGTAGGGCTGTGAAGACCGTGACGTACGCTATGCTGTACGGTGCGGGTGACGAAAAAATCGGACACAGTTATGACCCACAACTCTCCACTGCAAAAGCTAAAGCAAAGGGTAAAGAGATCCGTGCAGCATACGTCGAAGCAATTGAAGGATTGGGTGACTTGCTCGAAGCTATCAAAAAAGCTTCGGAGAGAGGGTTCATCAAGTCTATCGACGGAAGAAAAATTGCGGTTGATTCACCTCACAAAGCGTTGAACTACTGCCTCCAGTCAGGAGCCGGTGTTATCGCAAAGCGGTGGATGGTTATCAACCAAGACACAATGCGAGACGCACAGCTATGTGCATCGCAGTTAGCCTTTATTCATGACGAACTACAATTTGAATGCGCCCCAGAACACGTTGGGGACTTATCAACATCCCTGGTATACAGCGCTACAGCAGCTGGGGAGTACTACAACATGCGCATCCGCATCGACGCGGAAGCAACCCACGGAAACAACTGGAGTGAAACTCATTAATGTACAGCAAGAAAAACAAGACTGAGATTAAATCAGTCGCAAAGAAAACCCGTCAAGGCAGCGGACGTAATTCCGTCCCCAAGCGTGGTAAGAAAGCTTATCGGGGGCAAGGCAGGTGAAGATACTTGTAGACGCTGATTACGTGGTCTACAAAGCTTGCGCTGGTGCTGAAACTGAAGTTGATTGGGGCGATGATGTAATTCTTGTTACAAGTAAATTTAGTGAGGCTTATGGTAACGTCAAGCGTGACCTCCTCAAAATCATTAACAACTTTCTTTGGGATGTACCTGAACTAATTCTGTTCTTTAGCGACAGTGTAAACTTTCGTAAATCTATCCAGCCCGCATACAAAGGGCATCGACAACGCAAGAAACCTTGCGGTTACAAGCGTGTGATTAACCGACTCAAGACTGAGTATGAAGTTATCCTCATGCCAACACTTGAGGCTGATGATGCCTTAGGTATTTACGCTACAAGCAACCCTGATTGTGTGATCTGCTCACCCGACAAGGACATGCGCCAGATCCCAGGTCGCCTCTTTGACATGTCAGAAATGATGAATGTGGAAAAGGCAGAAGGGGAGAAGTGGCACCTTGTACAAACCTTAGCAGGAGATCAAACAGATGGTTATGCCGGCGTACCCGGTATTGGTATTAAACGTGCAATCACCCTATTCGAAGAGAAAGGGTATTCTTGGGAGACTGTCGTTCAAGCGTTTGCTCAGAAAGATCTTTCCGAAGATGTCGCACTTGAAAATGCAAGACTCGCAAAGATCCTCACAGCATCTGACTATGACTTCGACAAACAGCAGCCCATTCTTTGGACCCCCTCCGCCGATTACAGAGTTGACGATGGAGCAGGATCTAAAGATGAGAAGGTTAAATGACCTTCTACCTGAAGCAGGTAAGGAGGACATCATCACTGTCTTCCTTGCCTTGCAGAAGCAAAACTTTGTCCTATCCAATACCGTAAGCAACTTAGTCAAAAAATGGCCGATTCACCCGCCCACTACACACGAGGAGCCATAGAAGTCTGGGATTTTATCCGAGACCAACAACTCAATTACCATCTCGGCAATGCTATTAAATATATTTGCAGAGCCGGTTACAAGTCTTCTGAATCGAAAGAGAAAGATCTTAAAAAGGCTATCCACTACCTTGAAAATGAACTCTACCACACAACACTGCAGGTCGAACAGTCTGAGCGATCAAGCAATTCAATTCCGTTCAGCGTATGGGATCCAGAACACGCCGGACAACCGGACTATGCAACTGGGTTTGATCGATGAAGAGTATCATGAATTCCGCAGTGCATTTCACAACGAACCATACGAAAACGAACTGAAAGAGCTTGCAGATCTTGTGTATGTTTGCTTCCAATATGCCGAGAACATGGAGTGGGATCTAGAAGAGGCACTAGATCGCGTCCACAGAAGCAACATGTCTAAGCTAGGATTAGACGGTACACCCATCCGCCGAGCCGATGGTAAAGTCCTGAAAGGACCAAACTACCAGCCTCCCATTTTGAACGACCTTATCAACCCATGACCGCATCTTATATTTCTCGCACGGGACGTGTCCAATCTTGGTTGGATAATCCAACGTCCAGACTGCCGGTGTCGTGCACGGTATTCACCGTCGAAGACTCTATGGAGGGACCTGATGGAATTGAAGCAAGCTGGAAATTTGCTAGCCACGCTCTACGAAATGGAGCAGGCTGCGCGATCCACCTGTCGAAACTGCGACCCAAAGGAACTGAGTCGGTTAAAGGAAATGACAAACTCATTGCGAGCGGGCCAGTATCCTTTGCAAAAATCTACTCAACGCTAAATGAAATACTTCGGCGCGGAGGCACTTATCGTAACGGTGCGATTGTTTGCCACCTTGATTTATCCCATCCTGATGCTCGTGACTTTATTCTCACTCCTCGATCCGAGCTTCCGTGGGTTAAGCGATGCATCAACATCACCCCCGAATGGTGGGAGGGGTGTACGTTTAAGGAGGACCTCCTCTACGGTATCAAATCAGGTGACATCTGGCTCAACAAAGTAAAATATGACAACGAAGGAAAACGCATCCGAGGTAACGTCTGCCTTGAGGTTTACCTGCCCTCACGAGGTACCTGTCTACTCCAACATGTCAATCTCGGTGCCTGTGAGTTCGACGACATCCCTAACGCTTTTGCTGAAGGTATGTCCCAACTGTGCCAACTCCATGGTAAAACAGGTGTTGGGAGCAGCGGAGAGTATCTCCCCAGTGAAACTGACAGACAAGTTGGGTTGGGATTGCTCGGACTCGCCAACCTACTTCGTCGGTACGGAGTGACGTATGACCAGTTTGGTCGAGCGTTGGAACAATTCAACAAAGGAGAATCAGTACGGTCTGCAGCCTATGAACTTGTCACCCAAATTAACACTGGCATTGAGCTTGCAGCCAGCATTGCTCGCAACAATGAAATGGTTCGAGCCTTTGCTATTGCGCCCACTGCCTCCTGCAGTTATCGAAGCACAGATCTGGATGGCTATACTTGCACACCAGAAATCGCTCCGCCTATCTCGCAGACAGTCGATCGTGACTCAGGTACTTTCGGAGTACAAACATACAACTATGGTGACGTAGAGATCGCCAGTAAAGTAGGCTGGGAAGCTTACAAACGTGTTGCCGATGGCATCATGACTCTACTTAACAAGACTGGACTTCTACATGGTTACAGCTTCAACTCGTGGTCCGATGTGGTCACGTATGATGAAGAGTTTATCCAGGAGTGGCTTGAATCGCCCCAGACTTCTCTTTATTATAGTCTCCAGGTGATGGGCGACGTTCAAGATAAGTCAAGCGCGTATGCTGCTCTCGAAGAGACAGAGGTCGAGGACTATCTTGCTAGCCTAATCACTGAAGAGGAGACACCAGAACCTCAATGTGATTGTGCAGAATGAACCCTTACGAAAAACTACAAGCGCGGAAGCGCAAATGGACGCCAGTACAGACAACTGCTGGTACATGCAAAGCGGGCGCGGAGGAAGCGATCTTCCGTGCTCTTGCATTGCGACATATGGAACTGCCTGTGGGAGATTTTATTACTCATGCCCTCAATAGTGAAGTACCAACGTTGGCCCGTGAAATACTGGCATCCAACGTTAAAGACGAAGAGAACCATGACCTCGCACTTGGTTACATCGCCAATGCTTACGGTGTTGATCCGCAAGCTGAGAAGGAAGCCAAGAGGCTTAGGACCGCTTGGGAGGCACATCCAGATCACACGATCACGAAAGCCATGGTGGCTGAACGTGCGATTTTCTTCGTTCTTCTACCATTCTTCCGCTTTAATGGTGACGCTGGGATGAGAACGGTTTCCGCTGATATTAGTCGAGATGAACAAATTCATGTGGCTACCAATAGTCTGGTTCATACTGAGCTGGGGTATAACATCAGTCCTTCTCTTGATAAACTCAGGAAGGCAACTATCAATTGGGTAATG